AACATTATCCGTTATTACCTTTCACTTCTTTCTTGCTCATATTAGTAACGCCAAAGAATACGCCAACTATACCAGCAACTGATAGGAAGTAAATGGAAGCCATAGAACCTATGATAGAAGACGCTTGTTCTAATCCTAATGCACTAGCTAGTACGACACAAAAAGGATAAGCAAGCATACCGAATAAACAGAACCAAGCCATACGTCTTTGTGCATCTCTTTGTGCATCTTCATCATCTAGTCGTCTGCGTCTATCTTCTAGTTCAAGTGCTTCCCACTCTGATCTATCTATAGTGCCACTTCCATCTTTATCTACTTTATCAAATTCACTCATTCTTAAGAGTAGTCCATGCACCCCAAGCGATAGCTACACCTGCGGCAATATTATCTATTGAGTTAGGTAATAGTATTACAATCACTCCAAGTCCACATAGAGCAACTCCGTCCCATGTAGTTCTTTCTTTTAGTCTATCTTTAATCCAATTCATATTAGTCTCCTAATCTGCTAAGGGGTTATCTAACGCCCTTTGTAATTTATCCATAAGTTTGTCTTCGAGTTCTTTCATCGAGCCACTTTGTGATACTCTGACACGTTCTCTTTGGTTCTCAAACCTTACTTCAGCGTCATCTATCATATTACGTACTTTGTCTTCTGTTTCACGTACCATGTCTTCCACACGATCCGTCTGTTTCTCTATACTAAGAATATCAGATCTAAGTCCATTCTTAATATCACGACTGTATTCTACACTCTCTTCTACCTTCTCAGATATACCTGTTACCTTGGCATCCATTACGTCCATTTGTAGTTGGTATTCTTCTAGGTCAAGGCCAGCGACTGATTCTATCTTCTGGTACAACACAAAGCCACCATACAAACCACCCACAACAGTAGATAGGAAAGCAAGTATAGCCATGATAGAACCAAATGATACCTTCATACCGCCTGTCTTAAACTCACGATCTGCAAGTCCATCTATATTATCTGCTATCTTGGTAGTATCCATTAGTTCTCAAACTCCATCTCACCACCAGAACTTTGTAGGTTTTTTAGTTGTTCTAGTTCATCTCGTAGTTTCTGTATCTCTAATCTACGTTGAGCTAACTCTATTTGGTACAGGTCGTCACAGTTTATACGAGCCTTTGGTTTATCTAAAGGTATAACAATTCTAGCGTACACGCCAATATCTTTACCCCTACTATTTGTATCTAAACCTGACAGTACACCTGTTACACCGTACTCAAGATTTACACCCCCACCAACAGCATTACTACACCTCATACTCCCAGTGGAAAATGAATCCGACTGGTAGTTCATAGGTGGGTTAGGTAATGCTAATGAAAGGGAACTACTATCTGCTACAGCAGAACTAGCTACAAAACAAAGGGTAAATAATAATCTCATGCGGGTTCACCATCTAATCTTGAACATATCCTAGATGAAATAAGAGTTCTAGACTTACTACTCTTTCTTACCTTTGATGTAGTACATAAGTATACAGCTTCATCCATATCTGCTTTACGTATATATACATCAAAAGACTTTCTCTCTTTGTATCCTATGTTTATAATTCGGTATGAGGATGCAAAAGGTATGTTCGTCCAATTTAAATCAAACAACTCTATCTGATACCACTGTATTTCTTCTCTAGAGTTAAACAGAGACATCTCTACTTTAACTACTCCATCTACATGAGAAGGTTTAACAACAGGATAAGCTGGTGTCATCTCATGGGCTGAAGTGGAAAATGAAAGCAATAGAAAGAGTACTATTAACCTACTTAGCAATACAGCTAGCCTGTACTAATGCAGTATAGACCCCTCCAGCGAAAGGCTTAGATGCTCCGTAAGTAGCACTTGATGCAGTAGAAAACCATGTTGACCCTGCAAGTGTTAGATCAAATATTGTTGTACTGTCTACTACTACTTTAGCCGCTTCATATGCTGACATACCAGAGACAGAAGTTTGTGTAACACTCGTACTACCTGTCCAAGCAACTGTGTCGTTAAGTGTAGGAGAAGAACTAAATGATGTAGGGTGAGTTATGTTAGCTGTGTAGCTGTCTGCTATAGATACATCAAATCTTATTACAGGTAGAACACCACCATCAGCAGGTGTAGTGCTTAACTTACTAGCTATAGGGTTTCCATAAACCCCATCTTTAGTTGTTTGTATTACGCACTTAGCTTCTACGTTACCTGTTATTGGTGTATTTGCTAGTGCAGGTAAAGCGAGTAGTGATAGTGCTGTTACTAGATACTTCATATTAAACCTCATTTATTGTACTGCATATCGACCATCTGTTCGTGCAGTACTTGTTGTGCTAAATTGTTTCTTAGGGCTTTCTTGTTGTCAGGTATTGTACCATCTTGTAGTCCAGCCGCGTCATTTAATGTACCACCATTTATCTCTGCGTTGTAGTACATATTGATATTAGTTTGTTGGTTGATAGCCATGATTATATCATCTTGACCTTGAGCCTTAAATAAAGTGAGAGCATTAGCAGATGCAGTTAGACCCATCTCTATACGTGTCTCTTCTTCTTCCTCTTCTTCAGAGAGTATTAGCTTTCCATCTTCGTCGTATTGAAACTCATCGGGTTCTAGATTATCTACAACTGCATCATCTTCTAGTGCATCATATACAACTACTTCTGGTATCTCAGGCATAGGCTTAACGTAACCTGCACATGAAGGATCAGACTGAGGATCATAGCACGTATCTACCCTGTAGGAGTAAATAACAACTGCATCTTCCACTCTGCCCTCTCCTTCCACTTCAATCGAGCCTGTACCCCAATTTGAAGCTGGAATGTTCGAAACTGGAAACGACTTTACAATGGTATTACCAGCTACCCCCGACCAATCATCTGTTTCTCTAAAGATATAACCATCAGCATTAGCATTAAGATTACTGACGTGTACTTTCATATCAGAATCTGGGTCTTTAACAGTTGTGTACCTGTAGATAAGACCGTTTATGTCTACACCAGCAATGCTAGGTAAGATACTATCCATACCCCAACCTAGAGAAGTACTAGCCGCATTACCTGTTGCTCCATAAGTATAGGGGTCAGAGTAACAATAAGAAGGCAAGGCTACTAAAAATAACACCCAAGCCAATCTTTGTCTCACCATTTTCATCGAACATCCTCTCGATTACATTGTTTTGGTCACGCTCTATTGCTTCTTCAACTGCTTCCATTTCCCATGCTAGTCTAGCTTTATCGCCTACCAACCCATCCTTGGGACAGGGAGTTCCAGCATTGAGCATGGCTTCAAACACTCTTTCGTCCTGACACATTACAGATACAGCCGCAACTTTCATGCCCATATCGTACATAGTCTTAGCGTTCTTTAACTTCTCACAGTTCATATCCCTTACTGTACGACCAGCAGAGATACCTAGTATTTGTGTTTGTACAGCACCTGCTACACCTACAGTACATAAGTCAGAGTTACTTGCACTTATCTGTGGTGATATAGCAGAAGGTGGTGGACTATTAATCGTCGTGTCCATTGATCCATCAGAAGTTATTGTACTATTACTGTCGGTGTAAATCGTATCGTCAGCATATACAGTACTACCAATTATCAGGGTAAGTAGTATAAGTAAGTGTTTCATTTTCTCTCCACGAGTCTATCTAGCTTTTCTTCTATCCTATCAAACTTGCTCATTATTTGACTAAGGACTTGATTTGAGTCAGCCTTAGTAACGTATTCTTCTCTAGTTCTGTTTAGTAGTATACGTAATCTATTTAACTCTATTACATAACCTCTTAGAACGAAGCCAATAAAACCAACACCTAGTGTTAGGACACTACTCCATAGATCTGTCATTTCCATAATTAAGCCTTATACACTTTTATTATAGCGAAAGTAGCTAGATCTCCCGATATAGGATCTCCGTATCTAAGTGTAACAACCTCACTTGACCAAGCCTGTAATTGAAAAGACTTAGTTCCAGCTATAGTAAACTTCCCACAACCATGAAAGTTTAAATTCTGCCAATCCCCTATTTTTATTTGTTGACTTGCTCCTACACTTACATTGTCTGTAACATTTCTAAATCTTACTCCTACTTTATCTGCTGTATCTGAAGCAACCCTTGCTATAGGTAATGTCCATTCAACATAGTAAGTTCCAGCAGGTAAATCTATCTCGTAGTTTGTAGTATCTGTTGCCGCCCCAGATAAGTTTGATATTATAGTATTAGTTATAGGAGTTTTAACCCAAGCGTTGTAAGAACTTAGACCTGTAGCTGAATAAGTAGATACTGAATCTGTAGCTACCCAGACAGGTGCAGTTGATACCTGAGAATCAATAGCTGATTTTACATTAGCTGGAGAAACAAGACTTTGTGTAGTACCCGTACCAGTTTGCCATGTAGATGTAGATTGATCTCCTAGTAAACCTGTTTGTGTACCAGACGTATTAGAAACTATAGTATTATCAAGTATTTTATATAAGTTGTTAGATTGATCTACGTAAGCTACATTTATCCAAGCACTGTTACCTTCGTTTCTGATCTTAAGTAGGTTGTTTGTTACATCATACCAAAATTGGTTTGCGTAAGTTGTAGATGGAGCTGAAGTTCCACTACTGTTGCTTGCCAAGGCTTGTAGCCCATTGTTAAGGTCAGCTCTAGCACTACTAGCTGTTTGGTTTGCGATTGCAAAGTCATGTTGTGACATATATTAATACTCCACTGTGGCACTAAGTGCCGATATGTTGGGTGTTATCTTAGCTTGCGTATTTGCAAGTATAGCTCTAAATTGTACATAACGACCTACTATCTCGCCTGAGCCTGTGACGAAGGGTGCGTTATTCATTTCAGATACAGTAGTACCAGCTCTTGCTTCTATCGTAACAGAAAAGTCGTTAAAGTTTGATGTTTCATCTGTCCATGTATCCCAATTATTAGGCCATGTGTCCCAGTTACTAGGTATGTCATCCCAGTCAACTTCTCCATTTACAGCGTCAAGATGTTTACGCTCAACTGTAATAGAAGAAGATAACCTAACAGTACGTGATGTCCCTACATCAAAATAATCATTACCGTTATGATCAAATACATATGTACCACTAGAGTTTGCACTAGAGTAAGAAGTCATAAACAACTTACCACCAGAGACAGTTAAGTTAGTTTTAGTTCCGCTAAAGCTAGTACTTTCTGTATGTGTTTGACTAGCACCCAAAGTAGGTAACTCACTGGGAGAGACAACTGTTGAAGAAGACGTAGTACTCTCATTGCCTGTCTTATCTATAGCAGATATAAAAAACTTACCAGATAAAGCAGGGTATGTTACAGATGTAGCAGGTCTAGCTATTTTATCTACTATAGCTAAAGTAGAAGAGTCACCAAAGTTAGCTGAACTATTAGAAGAATAATATAACTTATAGTGAGATAAATCTAAGTCTGAAACGGCGGGCCAAGCAAAGAATATTGTACCACCAGATAACTGATGTGTTAGAGTGCTAGGAGAAGAAGGGGGAGTTGTATCAGAAGTAACATTAAATGTAGTTAATACTGGATCTCCTCTAAAACCAAGAGCATTAACTGGAACAACACTTATTGTATAGTTTATAGCTGGTTCATTTATCTGAGGTACATCTATACCAACTATCTCAAATCTACCAGCTGTATTAGAATCACCTATAAGTATAGACTGCCCAACAGACTTAAAGTCTGGATCAGCTGTCTTTCTATATTTAACTATAACTGAGTCTATTCTTTCTATAGAGTCTGTAACAATTTGAGCAACAAGTATGTTAACTACATTCTCATTAACTTCTCTATACTCTTGTGTTATACTTACACCTATATCTGGTACTTCATCATAAGTTGTTAATGTAGTATTGTTACTTACTATAGTATTCTCATCTGAAGCATCAAATCCAAATGCGGCTGAACTACTTTCCCTTAAGGACAAAGCAATTCTTATGTCGCCCTCATCTGGGTTAGGAGCTAGTTTCCAGCTTGTTACCTCAAAAGTCTTTTCATTACCTGTAGACCAACCATAACGTTCATTTCTTAACTTTATAAAGTCGCCTACCTCTATGTCAAATGCGTTCATACCAAACTCTGCACTTAAGCTAAGTTGTTCACGACTTCTAAATAGTAGTTGTTTAGCTAGTCTTTGTGCAGTTATAGAGCTTGTGGTAAAAGGTAATTGTAGATCAAGTACAGTTTCTTCTCCTCCATCTTCAGTTAAGAAAACGTTAGAGTTTACTTGAGGGTAATCTGAACTTATATAATCAGCTGAAGCATCAATGTATGTGCCTCTTACAGCATTAAAGTTATCTCTCATAGATACTTTAGTATCTAAGCTAATAGGACTTCTAAAGTCGTCTAAGGTTAGAGTTTTAGTAGGAGTTACAAACGCTCCAGCATGAAGCCTCCAGTAACCAGAACCCCAGAAAAGAGATCCACCACAAGTAGAAACCATACTATCTAATACTTCACCATAAGATTGACTGGCGTTTATAACACCATCTACAGTATACTGAGCTTCCCCATTTGATAAAACAGTTGTGTCATCACAAACAGTTGCCGCCGCTTCAAAAGTAGTGTAATCTATAGCACTATCAGAAAAACCATAAGATGCTTTTAAGAAGTCCCTCATAACCCAAGCTGAGTTGTTACTAAACACTGGGGTTTGCTCTACTCCGTTAACTGTCTTAGTTACCTTCTTACCTTTTATTACAGCAGTAATAGTAGGAACACCATCAGTATAAGCATCTTTATCGTATACTAACCTACAATATAAATAAGCTAAACCTTTACCTATAAAGTTTGAGTCTGCTGTTGTCTCTGCATGTAAAGTTGTAGCTAGACTTTCACTAGAGTTAGCAAAAGTATCAGTAGCACTTGTTTGATCCCCTAGATGGAAATATATCTTCAAGTAATCATCTATTACATCAACTTCAGTTGTAACAGATACACCATCAACTACACTAGTAGAAGTCTCTTTTCTAGTTCTTCTGTAAGGACTAGTTGTAACTGTCTCATTAGTCATAGATACAATTTTGTCGTTTATGTATATGTCACTTATCTCGTGTATTTCGTGAGCCGCTAAAGTTATTATTTGGTGTAGTACTTTATTGTTTGTACCAACAGTTTCTACGAATGTAACTGTTCCACCTTTACGTACTGTACCGTATACAAACTGAGCAGGGGCAATAGCAGATCTATTATTGACTAATAAGCCCTGAGAACTATTAGGATTCATATCTGGCTTAGGCATAAGAGCCGCTATAGCCGCTGAAGTAATCATAGATACAGCAATAGAGCTTACTGTTAAAACTGCGAAATATAAGAATGTACCTTTAGTGGCTATAGCACCAGCAATATATAATGATACTGGATCTCTAGGTGCTATCTCAAACTGTCTGTTGTGCCTTAATACGTTAAAAGGAGTGTTGTGTTTATTTATCGACATACCCAAGCACTTTCTACATCTTTAATGTTTAATCTAATTAATCCTTCTTGACCAAGGAATATAGCCCTAGATCCGATGGAAATACCAAGGGCAACACCAGTTATCCAGCGTTGCTTTTTTCTCGTAGTAACTAAGCAACCGAAGGTAGGTGTATCAACTCTAACTAACTTGTCCGCTAGTCCTTCTTCTATACTATTATAACCAGCATCATAACGTAAGCTACTTGGCCCTTTTGGGTAGACCTTGTTACTTTGCATGTATATGCCCATCCATTCGTCTGCGTAACCTTTACCATACATAGCTCTAAAAGCACCATTAGTAAAAGTGAAGCAATCATTCACACCCCACTCAAAGGGTATGTCAACTAAGTTTTCAATGTATATGTTTAAACGCTCTTTCGGCCCCATGCTATTTGTTGATCCTGTAGGCTTGTAACATAGCTGAAAAAGGTATCACTACTATATCGGGATTGATGGTTATCATTAGTATATCTCCAACCACTGTTTCTTTCTAATTCTACTAACTTACTTTCTACTGATAGTTTTATTACACTATCTTCTCCGCTGTCAGCTATAGACATCTTGTCCATTTTGCCGCTAAATACTTCTACAATATCAGAAGTGCTTTGTTCTCCTATATAAAGGCGACATACTCTTTTCTGGTAAGGTTCTTGTAGAGCTAGAGATACTATCTCAGAAGGTATGCCACTAAGAGTTATATCTAGATTCTCAGCACTTAAGTCTTTTACCTCTGATAGATCCCCGATGGAAAGTAAGCTACCTGTACCAGTAAATGTTTGACTTGCACCTTGAACAGTGATTGTCTTGTCACCCATACCAGTCCACATTCTTAGAGGAGCAGAATCAAACATGAGTTCTACAGCGTAGAAAGGTCTTATGTTATCTTGATTAAGAGCGTTAAATAGTGCAGTTGTAATTGGCCTACTCATAATATAACCTCTGTTGCTCCAAATGATATACCAAAGAAACTTGCATCGTTAACTGACCAAGAAGTCTCGTTAGATGCTAATCTAAATACACCAGATGCGTTTACTGTAACTGCTGTTACTGAAGATCTATCTTTACGTAGCTTAGGCCATATCTCTAGTGTACCATCTCCAGATTGATCTTGAAGTACTTTATGTAAAGTGGCATCTGAAGCAGAACCTAGTTGTATGTAATCTCCAGCTTTAAGTGTACCTGTCATAACAACACTTATAGAACTTTGACCTGTAGTTCCACTAACGACAACGCTAGTAGCAGTACCCCTTATATTCTTAGCTGAAGGGTCGTACAGTAGAAAAGAACCTGACTTACCTCTTAAGCTCATTAAAAAACTTACCCAAGATTCTGCATCATCTCTATTCATAGGTGGTAAAGTAATATCAGCTTCCCACTTCTCCCCATCGTAGGAATAAATCTGTTGTTTATAAGTAAAAGGAGATACTGAAACTGCTGTAGTGTTTACTGCCCTTAGTTCAATACTAGACATACCAATATTAGTTGGTAGAGTGAGGGGGTAAGAAATAGCCATTATGCCATTGCCCTTCCATAGTTACCACCACGTCTCTTAGCATCTAGTACTGCACCTTTAGCACTGTCTGCAATCTGTGGCATCATTTGTCGTATCTCAGCACGTACAGTTTGTTGTACACCTGTAGATACATTTATGTTTTGTACGATAGTAGTCTCACCGCCTCCACCAGAGTTAGGTGTTATAGTACCTGACATTGCAGGGGTAAATACTTCTGGTCCACGTTCACCAACAATGTATCTACCTCCAGCGGAAACTGGACCACCATTAGCTTTTGGCTTGAAAGAACCTGCTGGTGCTGGACCTGCTCCACCTAACTTTGAACTAATCATACCTGTAATTTGTTGTACGACATATATACGATATAACTCTTTTATAATGTCTACTGCCATAGCTTTAAAGGCATCCTTAACAGACTTAGTTCCATCTATCATAGACATCATAGCACTCTCTATTGAACTTGATAGAGCGTCACGAACCATGTCAGCTTGTGTCTTTAGTTCCTTTAAGCTCTTCTTGCCTTCTTTAGCGGCAAACTTAAAGTAATCACCCAAGTTAAAACCTTCTATGCCTTCGAAAGCATCCATCATACCTTGGAAAGCCTCTAGAGGTGCAGTAACATCTGCATTTACGTCCCTAAGAGCTTCAGCTAAAATCTGTAGTTCTGCGGTTGTCTCTGCTATTTGAGTTGAGCTATTCTCAGGTATAAGTGATCCACCTCTAGCCATACCTGTATTAAAGGCATCTTTTACAGTATCTAAGAAACTACCAGCTTCCTTTATAGTATCATCTTCATAGTCTCCAAAGAAATTACCTACATCAAACGTAGGTAAGTTTAATCTCTGAGGTAATTTATTATTAACGCTGTCTATTAGCCAGTTTATCTTATGTAAAATACCCTCTACAATATCTCTAAATGTGTTAGCTATAAAACCTGAGCTTCCCGTTAGGTAGTTCTTTATCTTATCAATAATGTATTTCCAACCTGCAAATAAGGCACTAAAAGTACCAGTTGCATACTCTAGTACAGTCTGAAAAGCGTTACTGACTGGATCTGGTAATAAATCCATAATCTCTAAGAACTTTATATAGAACTTCTTTGTCGCCATTTGGAAGTTTAGGTTAAAGCTCTCTACTATAGAACCAGCTCTACCAAATATTTCTTTGTATACTTTAGGCATATAACTTAAGTAAGTAAAGAAATAGGCTAGTCCTGTTATCATACCATTAAGTAGACCTGCAAATATACCACCTACCCACTTAAAAGCATCACCTATAGCTTCAAAAGCTGGAGCCGCTGGTTCCATTAACTTCTTAAGATCTCTACCTATTCCTTTAAAGTCAAACTGTAGTTCTTTACCTGCGTTCTTAGCTTTGATAATAGCTGTACCGATAGCTAATGCCGCACCAGCTATAGCACCAAACGCACCAAAGATACCAAGTAACTGTGGACCCTGTTGACCCAAAGCAACCATAGCACTTGTACCGTTCTGTACCTGAGCCGCAAAGTCACCTACTTGGAAACCTGCTTGTTGTATACCCATAGTAAATCGTTTACTGTTCTTAGTAAGTCTACCTTGTTGTATGCTTGCTCTACCTACAGCTTTACCCATACCTCTAATTCTATTAGTACCCTTAACAACTTCGTCAGAGTTTACTCTTATTTTCATGTCATCCATCTGAGGTCATAATCCTTATGTATACTGAGTCTAATAGTTTTATAGTTTGTACTTCTCTGGCATCTAAAGGTGTGCCAGTTAATTCACACCAAGATTTTATGTCTGTGTAGGAAAGTGAGTTTGGTCCACTAAAACCTGCTGACCTACCCTGATTAATAGATAAGAAGTAAGTCCACAAACTAGATAGAATATCAGGTAGCCTTGGACCATTGAGTTCCTCTATCTCTCTACCTAGTTGCTTCTCTACTTGCTCTAAGTGTTCTCTCATAGATTTACCGTCTTCATTAGGCTTTGCTAACTTAAACTGATGTTCAGCAAAAGATAGCAAACGTTCTGTTAGACATTCGTAAAATCCACGCTGTCAGCAAGAGCTTCTTCTATCTGAGCTTTAGCCCAAGGTAGATCTATATAAATCTCTTTAGCCTTTTCTATAGTTAACTCTGGTTGCTCACCATCGTATGTGATGTTCCAACTCTTAGTTACTTTAGCCATATGTAGTATAGCACTAGCTTCTAGGTCTTCAGCAGTAACTTGCATCCTACCTGACTTTTCCATGCGCTTAAGTTTAATATTTGTTTGTCGATGTACTTCTGATTTGTACTCTTTAGTGTGAGTAGCATACATAACAATAGACATCTGTGTTCCATCCTCATTCATAAGAGGCTCATCAGTAGATGGGTTACATATAAGTACTTCAACAGTGTCAGTCTTTGGTGTTAAGTCTTTTAAATCCATATCGAGTTTCCTTATCGAGTTCGGGTTAATAAATGGGGAACGTCAGACCCGACACCAACGTTCCCCCACTCTAGCTAGAGTATTCTTTACGAGCGTGTAATACGCAAGTTAGTAGCTTCTGTGCTATCACGTAATGCGACGAAGCTAAGGTTTACTATTCTGCTTGTAGGACCTTCTACGCCTACATCAGCACTATTTATTTTACATCTAGGGAAGAAGAACTCCATAGTGTTTGGTGTACCAGCATTGTCACCTACAGTAACCTTAAGTGGGGTTTCTGTCTCGTTAACAAATCTATTAATTAGTGAGGCATCCTCGAAGTAAGCTGATAGAGTACCTTCTACTACAGCGTTACCTACTTCTAATGCAGGTGCGCTATCGTCGCCAACAACAAAGGTAGGAGCAAAACTGTTAGTTAAAGTGAAGTCCATAGCTGTAACTATAGCTGAAGCTGATCCACCTATCTCTAAGTCACCTGAGTATGAGTCAAATGGTGAAGCTCCAGAAGCGGCATCTTGTGTTTTCTCTGTAGCACTCATAGTCATGCTCTTACCGACTAAACCGAATGTGCCTGTTACCATAGCGTTAGGTGCTAGTGATACAGCAAGCGAGTTGACTGCACAACCTGTAAACAACCTAGCTTGGTCGATGTCAGCGGCATAGTCCTCGATAGAAAAATACTTTGGTGTTGTACCTACTTTAAGTACGTTAGTAGACCAAGCACTTAACATAGCAGACTCTAGTAGTTCATCGAAATCTCCATCTCGTAGATCTCCTACAATGTCTCCAGCTACTTGACGGTTTCCGTGACGGTCTACTCTAGACATGCGGTCAGCTTGAATGTCAGTACCTTCAACACGGTCTTTAGTCATGTTAAGTGAATGTGAAGTGAAAGGTAAGTTTTGAAAGTTACCAGCAGGTGTCGTACCGAAAGTTGTTTCAGTAATGTATGACAGACTGGAACGTGAACCCTGTGCAAAGGCCATATTATATTCTCCTATAGAATTATTTGTAAGCGTACCAACCTATATTGACAGGTACTAAGAACCAAGGACTATCAACTAAAGCCTGATCTGCTTCAGCGTAATCTATAGATACTGTTACGTTATTTGTTGTAAAAGATGAGGTAGCTTCAAACGCATTCATTACGTTCTCTGCTATAGTTTCAGCGGCAGATGGTCCATTACCTTCTGGTGCATAACAATTTATAGCAAAGATGCCATCGTATCTCTGCTGAGGATTTAAGCCCCTTACGGCTGGTCTACGTGAAGTAGGCAGGTAATCTACCTTTATGTAGCTAGTGCCAGTTGTAGGTACGTAAGGAACGTTCTCGTAAGCTATTTGAGGTACATTAGAAATATTAGCTAACTGTACTTCTAGGATAGACCTAATCTCTTTGTGTATATTAGCCATATATTTTCCTTAACTTATTAAAGATACGGTATCCATATTTATACTCAACATCTCTAGCATATCTAGAACCATTTAGTAGTGTTACTGTAGGTCCCTTGTTTCCTTTTATGTCGTCTAAAGACTCTATTATTCTTGAGACATCTCTGCTTAAAGTTGCAATAACTTGAGAGCCTACACCTTCTGGATTTACACCCCTTGGTCTACCAAGAGAATCTACAGATCTTATTGTACCTATTGATCCAGACATAATAGAGAATGATTCTAGATAAGAACCAGAATCTACAGCACCTATCTTGCCACTGTTTTTATTTGTAGCTGTCAAAGTATATCTTACTGTATCAAAAACTAATCCATATAATACATCTTCTGCTGTATCCATTATAGAGTTCTGTATTCTATCTATCTTCTTATACAGAGATTTGTTTACTTTTATCTCCATTATTCAGTTACCTCACAGACGTAACAAACTGCTACACCAGATGCGTAAATGGTTCTAACTCTAACGATAGATACATCGTCACCTCTACCAGATATTATATCTTTATCTGTAGGTATTGCAGGTAAGCCAAGGGCAGGTATTACACAACTGCGAGTACCGCGAGTTATGTCGTTTAATAAAACGCCCTCTTGTACATTATACATATAGGCAGTTATTTCATATTCTTTAACTGTACTAGAGTATTCGCCAGTACTAGCATTGTAAGAACCAGCAGTAGTCTTCTTTAGTATCAAAGTACTACCATGACGTTGTACCAGTTTAAGTAAATTGTACGCTTGCATGTGACATCCCTATTCGTAATCAGTAGTTTCTGCGTCTATCTTAAATTGATCCTTGTTGAACTCTGGTCTAACTCTATTAGTATTTGCTCTTACACCCTCCACAGTGGAAACAGTAAGACCTCCAGCGGAAATACCCAAGCTACCACCTAGTTTAGTTCCTTGATACTCTAAGGTATCTGCTAACTTAGTGTAGTGAGCTTGTAGTTGTGATGAGGCTTCTTTTAAAGCACCACTGATCTCTAAATCGACAGAACGAGAGTACTTAGCCGCTATAGCTCTACATAACCACCCACCAGCTTTATATACGTTGTTGTTAGCTTGAGCTAAAGCGAATGAAACTTCTTCATCTTGTACTTGCTTATCATTTAGATCTGTATCACCGATTAACAACCTAGTAGAGTTTAGTCTACCTAGTGCATCAGTTATATTTAGGTTTCCTTCGTCGTAGCTCCAAGCCATTAGTCGTTCTCCAACTCTCCATAATTTCTACGCCAACTGCGGAGTAAACCGCGTTGCTTCTCTAGTATCTTAGACTTCTTACACTTCTTACGAGTAAACTCTGCGTGGGAATTAGTCTTAGCTTTTACTTTAGCATTGATCGTATCTACTAGGACAGCTAGTGATGCGACATCAAGTACTTCTAGTCCGTCTCCAACCTTAGCTTTAATCTCTAGGTCAGAGTTATGATGTAGAAAGTTATTGTTGTATAAAGTCTGAACAACGTCACTAGAGAGAGATAACTC